GTGATTTGTTTTTCAGAATCAAAAAAATTATCGGCGATTTTCAATTTGTTTCGGTTTGAAACCGTTTGATTTCTTTTCCTTGCCAAATGTTCAGCGCCTCTTCGACTGTTGCATTTGTGACACGCGCCAACCCAGTTCCCTTGATCCATTGGGTCAATGCCCCGATCAACTTCAATGACATGATCAATCGTTGATGCCTTCGCGCGCTTACACCAATGGCATGTCTCATTGAGTGCGAGGAATGCAACACGCGCCTTGCGATAGGCCGGCGATTCCAGATCCTTTCTAGGGCGTCCTTCGCTGCTCATTGTTTAGTGCCGGCACCTCTGCATGTTCCGCATGCGCTGATGATGTAGCCGTTCTTTGTTGTCGAGGCGTTCTTGCCTGATCCATTGCATGTTGTACACAGGCTTACTGTCTGAGTCTTTAGTAATGTCTCAGATTTTTTATCTATGTACTTACTTAGTAGTTCTTTCTTTAGCGCCTGATTATCCGACGTCGGCTTTTCAGGCGTCGGTGGGAAGCATGGTTCTAGAGTTGTCCACAAATCGTCCACAGACCTGTTGGGTGTGGGTTCGTCGTACACGAGCCATTCAGTTACCCAGGTGCCGTTTGCGCGCTGCCGTTTCAATAGCACTAGATAGCCGGCATTTGACAGCTCATTGAGCGCGCTTCGTATTGCGTCGCGGCCTTCGGTCTCTGGGTATGACAAACGGTCAGAGTTGGTGCGCCAATGATCGGGCTGTGACAGCAGGTAGGTGAGTAGGCCGCGCGCACGATAAGTGATCTTTGAGTCGCGCACAATTTCATTTTTCAGCATCGTGAAGTTGGATTGTGGTCTTGGTGCTCTAATGATGGTCATGGTGTTACTCTCACGTTCGTTTTAAGGGCGCTCAGGCGCTCTGCAATCGTCGCCATGTCTGATGGGCGCCAGACACACGCTTCACCGCCTGAAGCGTCTATAGCGCGCAACCAGTCGCGTTGATTTGGGGCAACTCTGCCCAAATCTGTTTTGAGTTCGGCATAGATGATTCCGCCGCGCGCGCCTGGCTTTACCAAGATTAAATCGGGAAAGCCGGCGTCGCCTTGAATGGGTGTTAACCATTTGCCGTTGGCCATTTGTACTGCCCTTGAATGCTGGACGCGCCATCCGTACATGCGCGCAATAGAGATGACCTGGGTTTGGAATTCTGCTTCGCTCATTTGATATCGGCCATCGTTTTGAGATGGTCAATGAAACGCGCCATTTCACCGATACCCATGTCAGGATCAAATTCGGCTTCATAGCCCTTTTTTTTGGCTAACGCTTTAGCAAAACTGATCTGTTTTTCTGTTGCTAATCCGCGCACAGCATTCCCTTTGTTTTCCATTGCGCCAAATGCTTTTTCAGCCGGCACAGCGTCTTCATCAACGTGAGCTGCCGATGGGTGGGCGTGTCGAGAGGCTTTCTGCATTTCTTCCGCGCTAGGACGAAAGCCTTTAGGGCTAAAGCCAAGGTTTGCTAAGGCGCGTCCGATTGCTGAGGTCTCACAGGTCTCAAGTAGTGAAGCGCGCGGGCCAGTAGAAATGCCGACGGTTTCTTCAGCAAATCCTGTGGCGTCTGGGATCGGTGATTTCAGGTCACGGAAGACTTCAGCCTTGAACACGTATTGGCGCGCCGATCCGTCAGAGTTGCGGTGGATTGTGTGCAGGTCTGTCAAGATCCTGCCTTCAGGGTGCCGGTCATAGAAGCGGTGAATGCGAAAATCAACGGGTTCATAATCAGCTGGCAGCACTATCGCCCCTGTCTAGGAAAATGCGGTCAGCGATTTCTTGCCATTTGATTTCTTCATGCACAATGCCGATAATGGCGGCCAGCGTGATTGCACAGCGCGTAAGCAGTTGCGTATCTTCATCGGGATCGTTGAAAGCGGTATTCCAAATGATCCGCGTTTCAAGATCGGTGGTCAGTTTTTTCATGTCATTCAGTAGCGGCTGGGAAAGCATTGTTTTTCCTTTTCTTAATCAAACGGGTAGCGGCTTCGATTGCTTCGCGGTCACGTACCTCTAGGTACTTTGTGCGAATTGAGCGTGTGGTACGGCGTAACTCACGGGCAATAAGTTCGTATTCATAGCCCTGGGCGCGCATTTCCATAAGGCGGTTTTCATCACGTTCAGTCCAGCGTGAATAATCTTTTGCGTTAGACCAATTTTGTGCAGCGTTACGCGCCTTAGCGTTTGCTGCAGATTTCTCTGCTTCAAAAGCGCCGACCGCCAAACGTTGAATTGCTTTTATAACGTCGCGCTTTTCCATTTCATTGTTAAGAAACAATTCGAGAATGAGCGACAGTTTTTCGTCGGGGATACTCATTTACTTTTCCTTTCTTGGTAAAACCCCAGCAGGCCCAGCCGCATTCTTTCCAGAGTGCAAGAGCTGCTGTTAGGTTCTTCTTTGGGTTGAACAGTTCGGTCATTGATTTGTGAACAAGTTTTTCTTTGATGAAGAAACCCTTGTTTGAGCCGTTGAGTTGTGCTAGGCCATACGACCCAGAAAACGGGTCTTGCTTATTCCAGGCGCGCGCAAAACACGATGACTCCCTGGCAAGCACATATGTGAGGCGTTTCATTTCCGTGCGAGGCCAACCGACAGCGCGCGCCAAATTCTCATAGGTAGGACATGAGACAGGGCGCGCCGCTGTGGCTGTAGCCGGCATTAAAAGAACGATGGTCAGCACGGTGACTACGGTTCGCCTAATGGCTTGCGCCGGCTAGAGGGACAAAGAGTGGATTCATAGAACTTCCTTTAGAGGTAGAGCGCCAAATTGAGAGGCGCTGGTTGTGATTGCCAGGGCGCGTGGAATGTCCCAGCGCGCCCGTCTGCTCGATGATCTTTCGGTTGGCAGCTGCAGTAAGTCGCGCGGCCATTCCTTTACTGCTGGGGAAGCCTTCGCCTAGTTCCAGCCAAATGTGGTCAGCGGTGAACTCAGGGTGTTTTTTGGCTACGCGCTCAATGGCGGCGTCAACAGCCTTTTGTTGCAATGGTGACCATTTGGCGTTTGCGGCGCTCTGAGAGCCAATTAAGGCCCTGGCAAATCCGTCATAGGTCTTGGAGTACGCTGGGTGCAATGGATCGCAAACCCCGTGAGTACGCACTTGGCCACACAGCATTGGCAGGCCGCATGCTTCACACTTTCGGTCATTTTTCATTTTGTTTCCCGTCATCAAAAGGTCGGTTTTGCGAAAAAACGGGAACTGAACAGTCATATGGGGTAAGGCTTTCCAGCCAGCGCCCATAATAAATCTTTAGTGAATCCCGTCACAGGGGTTTAGATTTCCTGTCATCATATTTCATGCGTGTGATTTAGTCAAGCATCTTTTATGACGCGCTCTGTATGGGGGGGGGGGAGTAACCCACATAGTTTGGGTTGTTCTCCCGCGCTGGCTGGTACCACGCCCAGCCTTCGGCTTTTTCTAGCAGCTGGTCACAGCATTGGTCTATGACTTCAGCGGCGACCGGTAGGGCAGTTCCACGGTTGCCTTCGCGTTCGAGGAGCATTTCAAAGGCCCAGCGTGATCGTATGCCGCGCTCTGTCCTTTTGAGTTTGCGGGCTATTTTGGCGAAGTCTGTGCCGGCCTTTCGCATGGTGACTAGCAGCTGTACGTCTTCAACTAGCCACGGGCGGTGATAGTTGTCAATGGTGAATGGTGCCATGTCTTCGCGGTACAGATTTTGGAATCTGGCCTCTTCGCCGTGGTCAATGATGTGTTGGTGTTCTGCCATTCTTGCTATTGCGGCTGTGGCTTTTTCGCTGGTCATTTCCCCGTTTTTTAGTAAATCGAGTATGACTGACAAGTGTGTTTCGTCCATTGGCACTATGACCCCCCAGTCAATAATTCTGTGTGATGTTAGTCACAAATAGACTATTTGTATATTTCAAATAGGTTACAACTGGACTATTAGTCAAATGGGTTTTGTCAGACTTTTCCATGCGTCAACGAATTTGGTGGGGTTGTCTGCCATTTCGGGTGTTAATTCGACATGGAGCCAATGACCGCCTGGAGTCCCACCGTTGTTGGTTTCTGTCCAGTCTTTCCAGCCTGGCTTTCCGTCACGATTGCAACGAAAGCCGCGACCCCATTTTTCGCAACCTTTTTTTGTGGTGCCCGAATAGTCGTGTAGTTCTTCAATGCCGAGTGTCTGGTAGTTCGTGGTGAGCCAGTTCGCCCAGAGTGCGGCAATGGTCGGGTCTTTCCATCCAATGTCGGCAGCGCGTCCTGTGGCGTGTACTGACAGGCGATCTGATCCGCGCATGTTGCGTACTGCCCAGGTTCCTAGGTTGGTGAATCCTTTTTGGGTGATGATGTCAACGAACTTTTCTGTGCCTGGGCGTTTGCCTGCAGCTGCACCATCGGTGTTGCCGGTGTAAATCATTCGTCTTTGCTTTTCGGTTTGTCGCGCAGGCCATTGCTTGCCAATAGCGATGAGAGCGCGCCTGATACGAATAGCACCATCGGTTTGAGAATGTCCCATGCGGCAGCGTCATTGGGTGCCATGTTTTTTGGGTCTTGTACCACAAAAAGCAGGCCGTACAAAAGCACAAAAATGCAACCGACAAAAGCGCTACATAAAGCCAGCCCGACGATAAAAATGAGGCGTGCTTTTATTTCCTCATTGGTTAGTCGAGGGCGCATTATTGGCATTTTGAGCCATGCCTTACAGCCGCGGTATCTGAGGTGACGTAGCCAAGAGCATTGTTTTTCGTGCGTACTTCTGGACAAACCCCGCGCGTCCGGTCGGCGCATGCTGTAAGTATTGTCGCCAGCAAAAGCGCCACAAAACTAACCCGCCAAATCACGATGGGCCTATGTCCTCAACAAGTAAAAATGTTGGCAACGTTGCGACTGATTGAAAAAATACGCTGCCGGTGCCACCAGCGCCAAGAGAACCGACAAGCTTAAGCGTTACTGAACCGGCCGAAAAAGTACCTACATAAAGGCCGTTAATAGTTGCGCCAGAGCTTGAGTTAATAAGGTTTGTGGTTGCGTATTGAAGAATTGTTGAGCCGTTGTTAAGCGTCACGGTGCCAGCCGTATTAGCAACTGTGCATGTTGCGTAAGTCTGGTAAGTAATTTTGTAGTTTCTATTCGCTATAGCCGTCCATGTGACGGTAGCGCCGGTTAGGTCTACAGCAGTTGTGACAAGCGCCTGGCTCATTGTTGTAGTTTTTGCTAATGCGACAGTTGAAAAACCGTACGCGTTGGCCTGGGCTGCCGTGTAGACGTTGCCCGCTACAAATGTTGTGTTGGGTGCTATTGCCATAATTGTCTCCTTTAGAAACTGAGAAGGTTGTAGTCGAGTGTTCCGAAAATTGCGTCGTTAAGTGTCAAGTATTGGTTGGCGTCTGTTGACTCAAACGTGTAACTAATAATGTGGCTACCCGGTGTGATGTTGTGGGACACGCCAGACACAATCAAAGTTTGTGATTCTGTTAACGGTGTTCCGGTAGAAAAGTTTTTGACAACTGTTGCAATTTTTGTCAAATCAAGATTTAAACAAATGTTTTGGTTTGTTGTCGATAGGGCGGTGAGTTGTGTTGAAACGTTGGTAAAGCGCAACACAGGGTTGGCATATTTGCCGAGCAAATAATTGCCTAAACCTGCTACTTCAGTAATGGTGCTGTTTAAAAGGTTGGTGATGTTTAAACTTTGTGACTGGTATTGGGCTATTGATGTAGCGTTGCTGGCTATTTGTTGCGCGCCAGCGCCGGGGCTTTGAGTCACTATGTAGTTGTACAGCAGTTCGTCGCCGTACTGGTTTTCTAACGTCTGGTAGTTAATGCCTAGACCCGTGTAAGTAAAAGTAGCGTCGGCTACAGGGTTGAGAACACTTGAGCGGCCTTTGAATGTGAGGGTGCCGTCAGCAGCCATAAACAGATAGCCTTGCTCGCTTGTGTTGATCAGCTGCAAATAGGTCAACAAGTTGGTGCCGTCAGCAATGCTGAACTCTGCTGATGCCGCGGTTCCGCCGACTGTTGAAGTGCCGGTGCCGATAGCGCGAGCGCCTACATAGTTCACTTCGCTATAGTTCAACACGTTATCTATACGAGTGTTTGTTTGCTCTTGGGTGGTGGTGTGGGCAATAAGTGTGGTGTTGGCAAACACGGTGAAGTTGTCTGAGCAGGCTGCGTACATGCGGTCACCATTACTAGCAATATCGTAGTTAAGGTTCCAGTCTGTAATTAAGCCTGTGTAAATGGGTATTCCATTTGCCAGTATTTGTATTGGGCAGCGCGGTACAACGCCTGGGTAATAAATGCTTGCCGTGTTCAGCGGGTCAAGTATGCGCGTCGAGTTATTAAAACTAACTACAGCTGTGCCGGCGTTAAATTGGTCTAACTGCCGCGAGCGTCCGCGGTTAATACTGATAGACTCTGTAAGGCTCGTAAGGTCTGCGTAGAAAACGCCGCCAAGTTTGCCAGTATCCAATTTGCCATAAACGGCGTCGTCTAGTTGAAAAGCCGCCCCAAATTGTGCGGTGGTCTGAAACCCGACAAGCATTTGAATAGTTGGCGCGGTCATGCAGCTACGCCTTTAGCGTTAGCAAACACTTGTCCAGAACGGCGCTGTGCTTTTTGTATTGCCGTAATTATGTCTTGGCCTATTTGGTCAGGTGTAGACACAAGGCCAGCGTTGACGTTAATAGTTATTGAGTTGCCCATACCGCCGCCATTGCCAAGTGGCACTACAGCCTCAGGCCCGGATTCACCGATAAGCGCCAATGTGGGGCTGGTCACAATTCCGCCGGCAGCAAGTTTTGGGATGTTCGGTACATCGAAGCCTTTGCCACCAATGATCGGGACCCAGCCAGGTATTGAAAAAGAAAGTTTGCCGACGGTGTTATTCCAGATGTCCGCAATCCCGTTGAAGAGTCCTTTGTAGATGCCGACAATGAGATTTATGTAGCCTTTGATTGCGTCATACACTCCGCCGAAACCGCGTTTCATGCCACCCCAAATGGTTCCAGATCGCCAATAGCGCTCAACCCTGCTTTGATTCCGTCCCATGCGCCGCCGGCAAGGTCGCCTACTACCTGAAAGACTTTGCCGAAAATATCAAATTTCTTTTGCAAAATGATGAGTGCCACGCCGACCGCTACGAATACGCCGACGATGAGAAAGAGTGGGTTTGCGTCAAGGGCAGCGTTCCAGAGCCATGTTGCAGCTGCCGCAATTTTTGTGTACGCCTCATAGACCTTTAAGGCGGTGTTGACGGTGACGATGGCAAGGGCGATTCCGCCGATGATGATTCCGAAAGTGAGGAACAGCCCAGAGTTGTCTTGTGCCCATTGTCCGACGGTTGCGAACTTGTCAGCGAGCGCCTGGACGACAGGTAGGAGAGCAGCGCCGATTGATTCTTTTGTTTCTTGTAGGGAAATGCCAAGTTTTTTGAATGAGCCTTGCGCGCTGTCGGCAACAGTTTTCGCCATGCCTTTGTAGTTGTCATCGAGGCGTTTTGTGACGTCGGTGAAACTGGCGTGATCTTTGATCATTGCGGCGAGTTCAGGTGAAAGGGCTTTTAACCCTTTCATGTTTCCTGCGTAACCTTTTGAGAGTGCATCGGCTACATCGACCAGCGGTTTGCCGGTCGCTGCACTTACATCGAGAGCGGTTTTCAATAGTTTTTGTGACAATTCCAACGAACCTGTGCCCGTGGCGAGTCTCTGCAACGCCGGACGAAGTTCGTCATCGGCGACAGCCGCGCTCATGGAAACAGAAGTGATCCATTTTTCATTGCCTTTGATTTGGCTATCGGTTGCCAGAGTGGTGTTATGTAGTTGCCTGGCGAGGGTTGCCGCGCCTGCCGCGTCCTCTGCTGCCGCTTTAGCGAAATCAAGGCCGACAGTTGCCAACCCTGCGAGTGCTGCAGCTGCAGGAACCGCTGCTTTCTTCAACGCGAACTGTGCTTTTTCGCCTGTTGTTTCTAATTGTTTGAATTGGGCAATTGCTTTGTCAATGCCGGCGCCAGCGAATTCGGTAATGATCGGGATTGTTATTGCCATTAGCGCAATTCGCTTTCAACTAGTTTCATGGCTTCTTTTACAAGGTCGGCGAGTTTGCTTTCAATTTCAGTTAAGTGTTTGTCAGCGGTGGGCCATAAAACGCGCGGTGATTTCTTTCTCAGGTTTGCGTTGAATGTTTCGCCTGGGCTTGCTTGACCTGCGACTTCAAAGATTGCTGCACCTGGGTCCATTTGGGTGACGTACAAAACTGATGAAGAGTTTTTGCGAGTTGAAACTTTGAACTTGAGTCCAGAACGTACTTTGCTGGGTGTCCAAGGGAACAGGGTTCTTCCGCGTTGAGTCCAGACGTATTTCATGCCCGATAGCGGCATTGCGGGGTAGTGGGAACGCGCGTCATCAATGAGGGGTTTGACGATGTCTTTAGCGTTGCGGTTGAATTCTTTGCGGTATTCGGGATCTATTTTTTTCAAAGATTTGATTGCGTCTTGAAGGCCCACAAATTCGGTTCTTGTTTTGACCGTCATTGCATAGCCTTTCTTTGAGTGTTGAGAACATCGATCACGGTGTTCAGGTCTTGAAGTGTGAATTCGTATGGGGGCCAGTAGCCGGTAGCAACAAGGATTTCTGCTAGCGACCGGCTTACTGATCCCCGCTGGAAGGGTTTGCGTTGGCTGTGTCCACAACTTCTAGCGTGACCAACTTTTTGAGGAAGTCATCAAGTTGTAGTGGCGGGTTGAAGTTGCCTGTTTTGGCTGCTTCATGGGCAAGGAAACCGAGTTGTTCAATTGAAACGCCGGCACCCAAATCGGATGCTTTGATTTTGTATTTTCGTTCTAGTTGAACGATGTGGTACAGGTTTGTTTGAACAACAAAATCTTCTTCGCCTATGTTGACTTTGATTGATAATTGCATGATTTCCTTTGCACGGTAAAGAGAAATGTTTAAGCGATGATGCGCGCCCAGGTGCCGTTTGTGAAACTCAACGAAACGGTTGCGAGGTTGCCCACAGATGACATCACGAAATGGTCGGCATCAAGTGTGGCATTCGTAATCGTCACCTTCGGGTTTGATGCGCTCAGGCTGCTGCCACTTGGTGTGATGGAGATGATGCAGCTGCCAGCGGTCTGAATTTTTGACATCAGTTCTTCAACTTCGCCAACGCCGTATGAAAGAAACAAGTCCATGTTGCAGGTGACTTTTTGCAAGCCCTGAACGGCACGGTGGCCTGTGTCGCCGAATGCGGTTGATTCGAGATAGTCGTAACCGACTGTTACTTCGCATTTTGTGCATTGGTCTGAAACGTCAACAACGGTGCCGCCTGTTGGGGTGATGTTGACTGTTGCGTTTCCTAGAAAGGTAAGGGTTGCCATATTTTTTCTCCTGGGTTATTGCCGCTGTGTGCCCACAGCAACGGTGAGGTCATAAGACGGAATGTCTTGCCCGCCGATCGTGGTGAGCGATGGGCGGCCTTCCAATACGTCGATGGTGGTGGTGTTGATAATCGTGTCGATGGTGGTGTAGAGGTAATCAATCGCGTCCTGGTTACCTGGGGGGGCTGCCAGAACGCGAAGGGTGAACGTCATTTTGAGGACGTTGAAAGTGAACGCTGTGAACGATGGCGGCTCAATAAGAACCGACATGGGGCGGGCGTTACGTGGGTCAGCGGTGTTGACAATTCCTAGCGCGTCTAGACGGCCCGCAAGAGCCGCCTGAGCCTCTGCAAATACACCCGTGGCACTCATGCGACCTGACTCCTATTGATGCCCAGCAGGCGCATAATTTCGCCCATTGAAGCAGTCGGCGCGCCAGTTGACATTGATTCAAAAGACGCATAGGAATCAACGCTTCCCCTTTGTCGATACAGGCTCATCCCATAAAAAGTCGTTCCCAGGGTTGCATCGGCAGAAGGCGACGTTGAAAGAGAATCGGAGTATCCCGCTTCGACTCTCTTTCGGAACGCCCAAGCGTTAGCCGCCGCCGTGCAGGTGGTAACGAAGGTGGTGTCATTTGCCGTTGCGGGCGAGATGCCCAGAGCGTCAAGCACGTTTTGGTTGGTGATCCAGGTGCAGGTTTGTGTCCAAGTGACTGTGCCTGTTGCAGCTGCGCGAACTGAATAGTCGCCAGTCTGGTTAACCAAAATTTGGTTCGGGATGATGACGTCGTAGTTGAAAAGCCAATCACCATAAATGTCAACGCCTTTGAACAGGTATTGGGGGATTGCCTGAACAATGTATGTGCCATTGAAAGCGGTGTTGCCGCTAACGGTGATCGACTGGCCTATAGCGATGTCGGTTGTTTCAAGGGTTTGCAAAATAGCCACGTTGTCTTGACGTTGCGTGTGCGTAATAGTAAACGCGGCCATTTTGCAATAATCCCTTTGCTAGCAGTTCGGTATCAGGAAGCGGTGCGCTTGACGAACTTTGAAGCGTCAATCATCAAGGTTGCGAAGTACCCCCGCCAGGCTATTGTGCGTGACATAGAGGCAGGAACGTCGATTGATAGGGCACCTTTTTGCTGCTCGAAGATTTCGTAGCCGGTCGAGTCACCAACAATGATGGTTCCGTCAGCGAAGTTGCGGTCAACGACAACGCGCAAACCGAAAGCAACGCTCTCAGTAGCACCTGGCGACAATGAACCGTAAGCGTTCATCGGGCCTGTCTGTGGGAACAATGGGCGACCGCTTGTGTCGCTCAATTTTCCGAGTGCAGCAAACATATTTGCTGACAAGAAAAGGTGAGTTGGCAAGTTGCCGTTTGAACCCGACAAGATTGTTGATGCAGAGTCATACATGAACGCAACAACTTTTGCTGGGTCAGCAAGGTTGGCGTTCGACAAAATTGCGGTGGTGGTTGCACCGGCAACAAGGTTGTCAGCTGCTACGTCATCGGTCTGGTTGGCGTAGATGCGGCTCATGTCATCGAGTACAAGGCTGATGATGTTGGGATCTGACCAGTCCATGTCCTGTTCGGAAATGGTGACGTATCCGCCATAAGCCAGTTTTGTTACCTGGTTGCTGGTGGTTTTGAGTGTGCCGGTTTGCAATGCTGCGTTTTGTGCGCTTTGAGCAGCCATAGAAACATGAGTTGTTACTGAAGGCCTAATGAATACCTGGCCCGTGGTCGGCATCGCCTTAGGACCCACAGCATCAATGACAGGGCGCAAGCCACGAAAGTTGTTATAAGCGGGTTGCACAATCGGCGTCGGCAAAATCCCAGGGTTGCTTTCCGTATCGATGTATGGGGCTACTGGAGCAGCTGCACGAATGTTGTCTTGCAACTGTGAGAAATCGTTGCCGCCGCGCAAAAACGTGGCGATGTATTCGGCTGCTGATGGAAGTTTGAATTCGCGTTTCGCGGTAGCGAAAATTGGTGTTGGCACAACCTCAGGCTGTGCTTCAATTGCTTCGGACATTGGTGTTTCCTTTTCTTCGGTGGGTTGTGATGCTGGGTTGGATTCTTCTTCATCGGGTGTTTCCACCCAGACGCCGATCTGTTCACGTTTCAGAGCAGCTGCTACGTCAGATATTTTTGCGTCCGAAAACGCACCTTGATTGACGAGTGACAATTCGACAAAATCAGCGGATGAAACAACCATCGTGCCGTTTTTGTCAAACTTAAATTTGATTGGATTCGCGCCAACGCTCACGGAATCAATAGCGCCCATAGTGAGCAGCGCCATTGCGTCGTTGCCGCGTGACGTTTCAGCAAGTTTTGCTGTGAACATCATTCCTTGATCGGTTGATTGGCGCGCGGTGACCATGCCAACAGGCAGGCCAGCGTGTTCTTCTAACAGTTTCGGTGCGGGGCCATCCTCAGGCAAAGAGCCTGGTAAGAAAATGACTTTTTGACCACCTAAAACGGTGGCCTCGGTGTTCCAAGGAACGGCAAGGCCAGAGATTTGGCGCTTAGGTGCAGCGTTGTCTCCCGCTCCCGCATCGATAGTGAGATCTTGTGCAATGAATTGGATCATTCTGAAACCTGCTGCTGGTTAGGCGCTGGCGATGGTGCCGGCGCGTTCGGTACTGGTTGCTCAACTGGTATTTCGGGCATGATGTTTGAGTCATTCAAATATGATTCAAGATCAAATTTCACATGGCGACCGCGCGGAAGAATTGTGTTCATTGACAGAGTTTCTTGAATGCAATCGATATATGGTTTCGCGCCGAACAGGTACAAATCTTGTCGCGCCTGTTGAGCGCGAAAC